CTCCGATAATACGCAGCACTACGCTTAGGGGTTGTTGCTTTCCTTGGCGCCATAAGGTGTGTCCTTAAAGAATATTTCGTTTTCAAGGCGCTCAATCCTTGAGTTAGAGGCACTTACTCTTTCGACAAGCACCTCAACTGATTTAGCAATGTTGTGAAGCGTGATTAGGTGCCAACTAAAGAGTGCTAGGAAAGCCGTTGCTGCTAAATTCCTAAGCATTGCTGACACATGTTCTTCATCATCTAATGGCCCGTTCGACATCCTCCAGCTCCAATTCAAGACTACTAAACAGTGATGCCAAAGGCGACCCCATCACGGGAACACCCGTAATATTATTTTTGGATAACCAATCAGCCGCAGCTTTTAGATCCTGCGTTGTGGCGGTTCCTGATTTAATTCGACCGATCAGTTCATTAGTAACGAGGCCGTGAAGCTCGTTGAAATCTTGTTCGTTAGCTCTTGCCATTACTGGGTTAGCTCACTAATGTGAAGGGTACCAGAAGCAGATCCTTGAATAACTGCAATGTTGGCGTTAGGAGGAACAGCAAGGGTAAGCCGTTCATTTGCAAGAAGATAATGCGTAGATGTAGAAGCCGTTTGAGTACCTACACCAATAGCATAATGAACGTGAGTGCCTGCTCTTGTAGCAATTGAAATAAAACGGCAGGTAGGAGTCAACGCAACGTTAGCACTTGTTGCTCCAATGGCAAGATCACGCGCTACACCAACTCCAAATACGGAAGTTAAACTTTGAGCTACAGAATCTCCAGCAGTTGTACTGCCGCCAGTTGTAATAGAAGCCATGATATTTAATAAAAGTGTTTATTTAAGGGGTAGTTTACGGAATGTCATGTACCAACCAGAGCCATTCCCATCAACCATCCACCGTTTGGACCAGTTTTTCCAGGTATAAGAGACATTCTTACCACCCCATCCGGGTTTTGGATACCCCCCATCTGAGTTATTTAACTCCCCATAGGGGTCATGACACACCACATGGGTATCTGTAAGCCCCACCACTAGCATCCAATGCCCACCACCCCTAGGAGCGTGAGCAGGGCCGTGATGGAGGATACCACAAGCCACAGGATAGCCCGAATCTAACTCCCTTTCAAGGATGGTACGGGTTCCGTTTTGATAAAAGGTGGCCTTGACTCCATAATCAGCACAGGCTCGGATCTGTGGTACTGATTCGGTGGTATCTCCATACCGGAGAACCCTTTTAAGGTAGTCATCATCAGCATTAGCCCCCAGAAGGGTTTCTGGCTGTAAGTATTTAACCGCCATAGCAGCCGTACTTGAAAAGCACATGCGACTGCCATGACGGGTGGTACTATCAAGTTGAGGAAAATACTGAGGGACCTTGATAATAGTCACGAGATCACTTCAGGATGGAATCCTTAACCTTTTGGATCTTATCATCCTCAGACCGGAAGGGCTTGAGGGATTCAACAGCATTAAGAAGAAGTTGAACAATGCTGTTAGACTTCAACTTACTGGCTCCGATGATTTCGGAACCCAAAAAGAGAGCAAGAAAGGCAAGAGTTTCGTAGGAAACTTTAAGACCAAGAAAAGTAAGCATTTAATTAGCGGCCTTGACCGCGAGAAAGTTTACGGGTTGACTTTGGTAGGCTATGTTGTCCCTGACCCTGACGGGTTTTCTTTGGTGGACCGGGAATGTGCTCCACCTTTGCTAGTGATTTAGGTTTTCCCATTAAGCAAACACCCGATACGGGGCCACAGGGGTCACCAGAAACGCGGACCAGCCCTCAGGCAGCGGGCCGATGTAGTTGACATGCCAGCCGGCCATAGGCGTCGCTGGGGTCACGACGGTGCCATCTGGGTCAAAGACCGCATCGTTGTTGTAGATGACGCCAACATTGTCGATGGCCCAGTCGTGCGTGTAATAGAGCCAGGTCCAGCGATCTTCCATTACCGCTGGCACTAGTTCGCCAGTGTCAGCATCGAAGGACTCGGGGGTGATTTCAATCGGGCTGTTGACCCGGAACCCAGCGGCTGCGGCTGCGGACTCCCAGGTGGCTTGGTCGGGAAAACGTAGGTAGTTAGTCATTGCAGGACTCCGTTGAGGACAATTGTCCAGTTGCGGGACTTGAGAGTGGTAATGGCAACGGCAGAAGTAACAGCGGGAGTGCCGGTGCCGTTCCAATCAATCGTGATCTCCCTGTTGCTTGGACCCACACCACCAGGGGCGGATCGGCCAGATAGGGCTATGGAATCAAGGATATTGACCACGGATGCAGGGGTGAGGCTGGCGCAGCCGTCCCACGTTCGATAAAAACAATCATTTTCGGGTGTGGCAGTCCAGGCGTCAAAGAAGTTGGCGGGAAAGTTAGCCAGGTTGGTGCAGTTAACCCATGCGTAGCCAAACTGTGTACTTGCTGCAATGTTGATCAACGGAAAGCTTGTCAAGCTAGAGCAACCTTGCCAGGCGTCTAGAAAATTGGTTCCCGCAGCAGTGTTGATTAGCGGGAAAGAAGTAAGGCTAGAGCAACCATACCAAGCAGCTCTAAAGTTTGTCCCGGCCCCAGTGTTAATTAACGGGAAGGAGGTGAGGCTGGAGCAATTAGCCCAAGCGAGATAAAAGTTTGTTCCAGCCCCAGTGTTGATAAGCGGGAAGGAAGCAAGGCCGGAACAGCTTTGCCACGCGTTCTGGAAGGTTGTCCCAGATGCAGTATTTATTAGCGGGAACGATGTCAAGCTAGAGCAGCCCTTCCAAGCTTCATAAAAATTTGTTACCGCCGCAGTGTTGATCAACGGAAACGAAGTAAGCCCGGAGCAATTAAACCAAGCGGCGCTAACGTTGGTGGCGTTGGCTGTGTTAACCAACGGAAAAGAAGTAAGGCTGGAGCAACTATGCCAAGCTTGATAAAAAGTTGTTCCCCCCGCAGTGTTGATCAGTGGGAACGAAGCAAGGCTAGAGCAACCATACCAAGCGGAGCTAAAGCTTGTTCCTCCGGTAGCGTCAACCGTTGCGTCAAATGACCTAAGGCTTCCGCAACCTTGAAACGCTGCCTCTCCATTGATCCTCATACTGGCTGGAGCCGGACCAACGGCAATCACCCGATCTTTATAAGTCGCATTGGCATTGATATTTGGCTTAAAGAACGTGCCGCTATTCAACCGGAACCCAATGTCGTGATACCCACCACCATTTGCAAATGTGCGCCCCGCAGTCGTCAATGTCTGCACCGTGCCGTCGCCCCAGTCCACCGTGACGCTTCCGTCGGTGGTGAAGTTCGGCAGGGCAAAAGAATCGCCCAGCACCCGCCAGCGCCAGAACCCATCATTGACTCCAGCAAGGGTGTTGATCTGAGCCTGGGTCAAGTCCCCGGCGTAGATGGCCGTGCGTTTGACGGTGGGGCCAACCAGCTTCACCGTGGACCCGCCACCGGCTGTGCCGAATGGGGTGTTGACCGTGGTGAAAGCAGATGTCGGGAAGATGCTGGAGTTGGCGTTGGACAAGGTGGCGACGTCGGCGGCGCGGGTGGCCTGGCCGCCACCGGTGGCGATGTAGGAGGACGAGGTGGTTCCTGCTTCCCTTTGGAATCCATAAATGTCAATTCCTTTTACGCCGTCCCCGGCAAAGGTTATATTGCCGCTGTCGTCGAGTATATAAATAGCGGGCTGCATTTCATTTGCACCACCACCACCAGGAAAATTAGCCCAAATACAGGTAACCCTAAGCCACCCATTTGCCAGCTCTTCTATTTTGTCAAAATAAACTGTTGAGTTGCTACCAGAAGATGTTTTTGTGGACAAATTGATAGTGGGGCCGCTGCCATTGATGTTGACTCCAATGCGTGAATATCCTTGCGGTTTTACAAAAAAGGAATGGGCATAGTTTCCGGTATTATAAGTAGAATACCTGCCAATCGCATGTGTTGACGACGCAGTTGTTGGGATAATCCTTGTTGCAGCATTTCCACCAGCTGGATCTGGGTGCTGCTGCTCTTGCAAGGTTACAGCGGTAAAAACTTGCCATTTAGGGTTTGACCCACCAGATCCAGAATTAGAAAATAGATTGCTATACCAGTGATCGTTTGTGGCCGCTGGCTGAATCAACAGTCCCAAGCTTTCTCCGGTGCCCGTGTGGTCAAACCGTGCCACCCCACTGGCTGCTGTCCGAATGACCCCACCATTGTCTACGAACGTGCCGGTTGATGCGCGGGTAAACGTGATCCTGGGGTCCAGGCGTTTGGTCTTGGCAAAGTCAATGCCCAAGGCTGGACGTGATGCGGGGTAAAGAGATTTGATAGTCATGATCGGGGGACCTCAGGAGTTAGCGGCTTTGATGACCGCGAAATTAAAGACCGGGGCTTCTGTCGTGGTGCCCGACAGCGTGGCAAACGACAAGTTGAAGCTGCCCGCCGCTGTGGCTGTCACCCAGATCGCGTATCTGTCCGTGCCGGATCGTTGAGAGACCCGGACCACGTCGTTGATTGCGACCGCTGAGTTCGTCACCGTGAACGTCTGGAACGTGGTTGAGCCCGCAGCTGAGAACAGCGTGATCGAGCCACACGGGGCGTTGATCGTGACCCCTGTTGTCCTGGATGTGAGCTGTGTCACCGCAGCACCAGCACCTACTGCGTAGCCGATGCCGCCCGTGGTGTTAGCCAGCATCCCGCCAACGGAGATGAAAGCCGAGTCCTGAAACGCCATCGTGCCCAGGTACTGATTCAGCGGTATCTGGTTCGGATCGGTGCCGACATCGACCTGGCTGGCTACCGGATAAACAACGCTTGCAACGGTCTCCTTGATTGGGTTCCCGAACGTGATGTCAGCCGTCGCGCTGCTGTAAATCCTGCGGGTCAACGTGTCCAGATCACCGCCAAGCTCAGGCGTCAGGTCGGAAACAATGTTGACCCCGTACGCAGTAGGATCCACGTTTACGAAGCCGGTCTGTTGGTCAACAACAAACGTGTCGCCAACCTTGAACTTGCCGCTCTGGTCGGTACTGGTCAGCCAGACCCGGCCATTGTTCAGGTTGATGGATTCGTTGGCCTCAATCGCCACCCCACCGTTCTCCGGCAAGGCGTTGTAATTACAGCCCGACCCGGCGTACTCCATCGTGTGGGATGCGGTACTGACCATCGACCGCAGATAGAACCGCCACTGGGTTCCAGATGCGTGGCCGATGCTCAGGCCCAGGTTCTGGTTGCGTTGGCTGGGATTCGGGCGGCTGATTGTGACGTTCCACCCGGTCCCGTTCGCCCCGGAACTCAGGATTGGATAGACGTAGGTGGTACCGCTGACGGTGACCTCAGCCAGCATGTTGATGGCAGGCCGGTTGACGTCCCCAAACCACCCAGAGCCTGTCGTCGGGGCATTGATGGCAAAGGTGGTGGCGTTGACCAGGGCCGCACCGTTGGCTGTGGCCGTAAAGATCGGCGTGGTGCTCTTGCCGTCACCAATCAAGCCATAGCGCCCAAAGTCAGTGGTGCCGACCTCCATGTTGATCTGTCCACCGCTCAATGCCTTGGCGTGGTAGTGGCAGAACAGGCCAAAGAACGACACGGCCTGGGCATAGCCGTTGTTGCACACCAGCAAGCCAGGACCATCCAGGCACACCTGGGTGAACTCGTTGAGAACGAAGCTCCGCAGAGGACTGGAGACATCCGGCAACGAACCATCGACGATGATGCCGCCACCAGTTGGAGCCGACGTCAGGTCACCACCATTGCTGGAGAAGTTGGTGATTCCGTTTGGATTGAAGTTGCTGTTGTCGATGCCGCTGTCGGCAAAGTTCGTGCTGTTGTTGATGTACGGGCTCTTGCGGATCACGCAACCCGGGTAGAAGCCAGCAACCCAGCCCTGGTTGGCAGGCAAGCCGTATGTCGCGTCGTTGTCGATGGGGTGGGTGCCCCGGGCTCCAGATGCCTTGAGGCCCGCAAACGTGAACCCGTCGATGTAGGTGCCGCTATTGCAGCGGAACATGATCTGGGTCTCGGTGGCCGGCGTTGGGTGAACGAAGCACGACCGCTGGGCCTCGCCAACGATGGAGAGGTTGGCAACGGTAATGTCGATCGGCAGGGCCTCCTGGTAAATACCAGGTGCCACCTTGATGATGTCGCCCGCATTGGCCTGAATGACAGCTGCCTTGATGGTCTTCTTCGGGTTGATGATCCGACGACCGTCGTTCGTGTCATCGCCGTTGATCGAATCGACGTAAATGGTCGTGGGCTGCGTCGTGAACGTGCCGCCTGATGCCAGGCCGACCCATGTGGATCCGTTCCAGATCGACAGGGTCTTGTTGACGTCGTTTTGCAGCCAGGTCTTGCCTACTTCCCAATTAGTACCCGAAGGGGTTCCTGTTTGAACAAGGGTATCAAACCGCTTAGCAGCAGCACCAATGGTAGGAATCTTAGTATCATCACTGACCCAAGAAGGGCTACCCGCATCTTGTTCTGCTGTGGTGATAATATCAGCATCCTTAATTCGATCAAGATCAATAGAATTAGCACTGAGACCAACAGTGATCTGTCCAGAACCAGGAGTATTATCCGTAATGGATACCCCATCAGATCCAAAGACATCACTTGTTAGTGCTGTATCAATCTTAAAATCAACACGTTGATCAATTGATTGGGTAGTAGCAATGTAAGCATCACTAGATACCCATGTCTCTACGGATTCAATTGTTTGAGTTGTATTGTTCCAATTATTATCAATTAACTCTTGACGGGTATAAAGGGCTTGATTAAAATTATCATTTAGATCAGATGCTCTAATGGATGACCCCGCAAAGAATGTAGCTGCGTTGGTGTCGTTATTAGTAGTACGTTGAATGTAAATCTTAGCTCCAACACTAGGAGCAGCTACAAATTCAATCGTAGTGGCATTGGCAAATGAATATTGAGTTGTAATTGTCTGAAGAGTGCCGTTTAAATAGACATCTACATCAGTGGGTTCAATGTATTGGAAGCTAATGGTGAATAGCTTGTTAGAGCCATTTGACTGAATGTAGGTGTTGCTAGTGATTGCCATTTTGTTGGGTTACTTGCCAAAGTTAACTAATTGATTAATACGTTCTGTTTCAGCTTCAATGTTTTGCTGTTGAATTTCAGCTTGACTGGCAAAATTATCTTGATTTTGAGCAAATTTAAGTTGACCCACTTGACGGATCTTTTCCTCAAGATCAGGTCGTTCTGAAATTAAAGCCATTGATGCCCTACCGTGAGCATTTGTAAGAATCTCTTTGGTTCTACGAATAAAGAGTGGATCAACATATTCTTCACCCCGTTCCAAAGTTTTCCCTTCGTATTTCTTTTGGCTATCTTTAAATTCAGAACTATTAAACCATTGCTTCAATTCACTAGGCAGTCCACCATTGTTCCACATCAACTCTTTTAACCTTACCCTAGCTTGAGGATCTAACGTAATGCCATCTTGAGTTTTTTTGTAATCAATTGTGGGCCAAACTTCCAAATCAATAAGCTTTTGAGCAACTGGATCTTTATTAACATCAATTGCTTCAAAGGGGAGAGTTGAGTTACGAAGACCACCACCTGGATTTAGCATTGGCTTTCCAGTAAGAATACTAACATCATAAGGAATGTTTTGCTTACTAAGCCAAGGCATCATGTCTGCCAATTTCTTTTGAGTCCAAGATTCATACTCACGATAGTATGGGTCAGACGTGTTTGCCCATGCCTTTCTAAAACCGGCTCCAGGAATAAAGGAGTTAACAAAACCCAAAGCCCCCGCAGTTGCGCGATCAGCAGGTCCAGTAGGTTCCCCAAATCGTTCCTTTGCCTTCATAAAATCAGTAACTGAATCGTAAGGATTACTCAATATCGAAAGATTATCAAGGCCAGCAAGATAACTTTTCTCTGTAAAACTAGCAGCAATAGCAAATCCTAGTCGGGTTGCCACCTGATCAAGTTCTTTAATGGAACCATTACGTTCCATATGCCCCAAATCAGCAGCAGCCGCAATCCAGTTGGATAAGGGTTCAAACCAGTTGTAAGATACCCATTGATTGCCGATTTTAATTGATCGTGGAAGAATACCAGCAACCCGCCACCGTTCACGTTCATCTTTAGACATGGGCATGTTTCCACTAATATGACCAGCCCACGCATGAGTATAACCAAAGGAAACAAGGAATGATCCAATAGCTTCACGACCCTGATACTCTGCAATTTTTAAAGTATCACCCTTAGCAATTGCATCTTTGTATCCGCCCATGAAATTTTGCAGAAGAGGAGATGTTGCTCCAGGGGTCATCTGCAATTGATACCGCATGATATTGGCAGGAGTTCGCACAAAGGGAAACATATATTTACCAACAGGAATTCCCAAAGGAGAAGCCCTTTCAATCATATTAGAAAGGCTATTTACAAATCCACCTGGGTCCTCTTGATAAGTAGCTCGCTCAGCAAACTCTTGTAAAGCCTTATCCTTAATTTGACCTGTTTTAAAATCAACGTTCCTTTCAAGCTCACGAATAGCCGTTTCATTAGCTGCTGCAAAGGCTGCCTTATTGGTGGTTTTTGCTTCAAATGCTTTTAAAATGGCATCCTCATAAATTTTTTGCCGAACAGCAACAGTCTTTACAAAGTCATCAGTAGACATCATTAGCCTACTGGGAAGATCTGTCCAGTTATTAATAGCATGAACAAATTTAAGAGTACCCGCAGCAGCTCGTTGTGCTGGATTTACAGCAGCATCAGCAATTGCATCAACCTCTGCCATCCGTTCTGCTTTGCGCAACACACTTACTTCATTCCAAGTAGCAGGAACACCACTCTTCATAGTAACCGCAGCCACATGAAACGCATCTTGAATGCTGCTAAACGCACCAATCATTCCTGCTCCAGCGGCTCCAATAAGACGGTCATCACCTTCTATGACACCTCTAATGCCAATTTCCATAGGTTGGGCAAAGATACGAATAGCCGCACCCATGTTCCGTACAATGGTTTTAGGTCCAGAAAGGATACTATTAAAATACAAACCAAGAGATTCCTTTCCAAAACTACGAAGAACAGTTTCTCCAAAGTTAATACTTTTAGAAGGATCTCCTTGTGCCAAAGATAGAGCAAGAGCCATCATCCGCATTTCTTCAACGCCAGTAGGATCTTCGGCGCGAATCCGTGCTTTAATATCAGCAGCCCATGTTTTAAGCATCCGTGGTGTAAGAGTAGTCTTATCTGCTTCGTTACCAGCTTCTTCGATCATCCGCTTATAAGCAGGAAACTTACCAAGAAGCAAGCGCCGACCAGCATCCAAACTGTACCCTTCCTTACGAAGCATCATAAGGCCAATCAACCGATCCAGAAGGCGATCAGCTTGATTACCATTTGTTAGATGAGCCGCATCAACATCCAGCAAACTTTTAGATACCCGTGCTAACTCTTCAGCCATGCCTTGCATTGTTGCTTGAACAACAATTACTGCTTCATCTTCAATCATCTCTCCACTAGATTTAGTGAAAGTTTGACCTTGTTGACGCAAATACTTAAAAGCTAAATCTTTGGCTTCATCAGCAGAAGATGCTGTTTCCATTACTTCGGTAAATTTATCTACCAAAGCCGCTGTGTGTTTAGTCTTAAGTTTTTCCCAAGCAGCCTTGCCTTGATTACGATAAATGGCATTCAAAGCATCAGGATCTAGATTTTTAATGGCTGGTTTAATAAGGTCTTTCCAGCTATCTTCAAGGTTTAATCGTTTAACGGCTGCGTCTGTAACCCAATTACGACCAGCAATGATAGATTCTTCAATGCTGATATTTTTAAAAGCACCTTCTTTTTCCCAAGTTTCTTTGTATGAAGTATCAACAATAGCTCGATCAATTTCTTGTTGATCCATCTTTAGATCTTCAAGTTTTTTATTGATCTCTTTAACTCTGGGACTTTCAGGATCAAGTCCTTCTAGTTCTTGACGTAGAAAGTTTTCCTTCTCCAAAGCTTGTTGAAGTTGAACTTCCCTTGTATCGTTCCAACTTTCACCTTCTTTGCGGTAATCGGCATCTGCCTTATTGGCTAAAGTATCAGCCTCATCGGACATTTCCTTGATGGCTCCAGACAAGGCTTCTTCATCATCAGCACCAGCTTCCTTTGCCTTTTTGAAGAATGAACGTCCCTTAAACATAGAGCCAAGCACCTCACCAATTATTCCAAAACTTTCACCTTCAAGCGCACCTTTTAGTTTGATTTGATAAATGTTATCCTGCTCGCCATCAGCAGCGAGAAAGAACAGAGGTTTAAGTTGATCAGGAACTAGATCTTGAGCAAAGTTGGAAAGGGTTTCTGGGTCACTAGGAGACGCCATAAGGAAGTCAGCCACAGCACCAGGAATGTTATCAACCAAGGTCTGTGCGCCGCGTCCCTTTGGCACCTTGAGGGCTTGTGAAAGGCTTTGAGGTTGTCCAGTAACTTTTGTAATGCCGAAAGTTGTTGCCCGTGTTACAGCCCTTGTAGCATTAAAGAATTGCAAAAGTCTTGCTACCTTCTTTCCACCTTCGGTTTTAGGAGTAATACCAAGATCTGTTTGCGCCCGAATGTAGCGATCATTGAACGGATCTTTTGTGGCATCATAGGTTCCTGTTACTGCCCTAAGCGGTTGTTGAAGGGTATCTCCAACAAGAATAGCAGTGTCAGTTATGTTTTCAATAATACCAGGACCAGTGCTTTTGAGAGCAATACGGCCCATTTCTTTGGCCCCGGACATCTCACTTGTTTTATCAATTTCGGCTCTACGTTTCTGTCCTTCAAGTTTCTTTTGTGCCCGTACTTTAGGATCTTGTCCCGCAGCTTCAGCCAAGAAATCTGATGTGTTTTCTAAGGCTTTAGCAGCAGAATCAGCAACCCCCATTACCGGGGCCAATGCTTGCTTCAAACCTTGACCAACAGCACCAGCAGGATTCCAAGTTTGTTGATTCTTTTTAGGTTTAGGTTTAGGTTTTGCCGCTGGTTTGGTTCCAGGCTTAGCAGTTGCAGCTGGCTTATTTTTTTGTTCCTTGTCTTGTTGAGCCTTTAAAGCTCTTGTTGTGTACTCAGGATCTCGGTAAGCGCCATAAGTACTACCGGGTTCCCAACCTTGTAACGGATCAGACATGTGCGTAAATCTCCCTCAGGAGTAGTTATGGAAAGAATAATTGTGTGGAGACTCTGCCCTCGCAAGTTTAGAGTCTATAATCCACGTTGTTGCTTAACGAAAAAGAGTCAGTGGATCTATGCCACTGTCAATCATTTTTTGAAGTTCTCGACGAGCGTTGAGGAGAGTTTGACGAAGTTTTGTTGAATTAATGGTGGCTTTATTGCCAGCAGCATCATTATCATACTTGCCTTTGCCATTTACTCCAGGTGCAGCAGCCCATTCAAAAGCGAATGCTTCTTGTGCTCGATCAAGGTCATTGTTCTTACCCAGCAGGTAATCACGCAGATCAGGACGCACATTAGAATTAAGAATATAACCCCAGAACATCTTAAGTTGGTTTTCGGGTGTCATCTTGGCTGTTGGTGGTAGGTTGGCCGCAATCCTTGCTCTTGTCAGGTTACTATTTTTTCCATCAGGAATAGCCCATTGAGCAAATCCAACTGCAAATAATTTACCTTGTTTTTGCAACTGTTCTACCTCTCCAATGTTCATGGAGGTAAGATTAATTTGCGTACCAGAACTAGTAGTTCCATAATTAACAGAATTGAATCCACCCTCTCCACTGGAAGTAAGTTTAGCCAATCCACCAAAATCACCTGTTCCTAAATTATCTCCTTGTGCCATAGTAGTAGGGGTTGCCCCTGCTTCTAAAAATTGCATTGAACTTTTCATTTGAGCAACGGTTGATCTAGGGTTACCAAGAACATTAGCCGCAGTACGATTGATAGCAGCCATCCTTTGAAATGACGCCAACTTATCAGGATTTGGTCGGTAAGGTACTCCTAAAAGTCTTCCTTGAGCAGCCATCCAACCGTCAACACTAAGACCCGTCATAGTAACAGCAGCCGTAACCTCTTCTGGCAATACTCCTCCTTTACTAATAATGTTTTGATAAAAATCAAAATCACTTGGATCTTCAATCCGTTGAACCGTTGGTGACATGGTAGGCAAGGGTCCCACTTGTTGCCGAATACGACGAACTTCTTCAGGAGAAGCAACAGGATTCTTAATTTGATACGGTTGTCCAGCTGGAAGAGGCTTTAATGTGTTTGGAGTTTCACCTTTGCTATTAATATAATAAGGTTCATTTTGAAGTCTAAGGTTTTTCTCCGTTTCTGCAATCCACTGTTGAGCAGCTACAGAATCATTAGGATACTTTCCAGTTTTATCAAACTCGGCTTGCCATTTGGAAGCAAGTGTATCAAAAGCAACCCTTGAAGCGCCATTAATAGCTCCATCAATTCTTGCCCTAAATCCGGCATCAGTGGCATACGTAGCTCCTTTTTCAGCAAGTCCACCTAATATTCGACCTCTGACTGTAGGAATGACCATTTGAGCACCAATCCCTTTGCCCAATTCTGCTACGCTGGGAATGTCAGGAAGCATGTCCTTAATGCGTTTAGCGTCTGCTTCTTCTAGATCTTCACCAAGAACCAACTTATCAACTTCATCTTCAGTCCAAAGGAATCCTCCTCCTGGTTTTTTATTTCCAGAACGAATCTGTTTTTCAATAGCTTCTGCTAATCGTAGTGAACTATCTTCAGCGGTCAATTTATTTTGTAGTTCCATTGCATAAGGACTGGAACTCTTAGTTAAATACTCTCTGAATTTCTTTCGACTAACGGTAAGTTGTTCAGGAGTAGCAGTTCGCCTGAGAGATTGAAATTGTTGGTAAGCAAGATCTAATGTTGATTTTTCGTTTTCGTCCACTGCGGCTGAAGCTGCCTTTCTGGTCGTCAAAATTAAAGTTTTAAACTCTCTAAATTTAGCAGCATTCTTTTGACCAAACGTCAAATTAGTTCCTGGAATTGGAGCCTGTTCTAGGGATGCAACGAGAGAACCCATAGAACCTGCGTCTTTAGCATCCGCATATATTTTAAGCTGATCATCAATAATCTTTAGTTGCGTTTCATTGGCAGTAACAGGATCACCAAATTCACGCAGCAGATCAGCAAAAGAAGTTGCTTGCCATTGAACAGCACCATTTGGGGTTAACGCAGTTGTAATGGTATTAGCACTTTTAATAGTTACATTATATTGCCGTGTCTTTAGTTCACGTTCATCTGTTTCTTTCATCCAAGAACGCATGACCTCGCGTTCGGCCATAGCCATATTAAAGCCACCGAACTCTTGAATGATCTCAGGATTCAATCTATCCAAGCCATATTCCTGAACCCATTGTTGAGTTAGGACACGGGTCACATCACTAATTTGATAACCCTTGGCTTCATTTGGTTTTACAACACTACCATCTGGTAAGGTAACGGGTTGATCACTTCTCTTTTTAGAATACAGAAAGGATTCCAAACTAGCTGGAGCCAATTGAGCAGCCGCTTGAGCAGCACCAACAGCTTCCCAACCTTGAAGAGCAGGACTGGTAGAAAGAATAGTACTTGCTGCGCCAGGGTCTGTTCCAGAGTTAGCAACAGCTTTGGCAGCATTAATATCTTTAGTTGCTGCTGCTTCCAACATAGCAGACTTAACAATAAATTTATCCTTGTTTTGTGGATCTAGTGTAACTTCTCCACGAATAAATTTAGCATAACCTTCAGCAATTTTAGCCTTTTTTCTTTTTTCAGTTTGTTGCTTAAGAAATCCTCCAAGCGTTTCACTGAATTGAGCAAAAGCACTCAGATCCTTTTCGGATTGAGCCAACATCTGCTGACTAGGATCGAAAGCAATTCCGGGTTGAAAAGAAGGAGAGGTTTGAGATCCAGTTAGTTGAACCTGCTGGTCAGGGGATTCATAAATGCTAGCCATAATTTAACCTGTTAAAGAGTACCTTATCTATGCAATGTTTGCAATGTTCACAAGTTTACTCTGTGTTGCTTTAGGAGCCTTAAGAGCCATGCCAGCCTGTACCCCAGAAAGAGCAGAACCCGCAAGTCCCAACGCAAGTCCACCCGCGCTGGGCTTAGCCTGTCGTTGAGAGGCAGCGGTGATATTAGCAGAGGTTTGTTGACGGTTAATATCCTCCATGCCAAAGAAGTAATCTTGTTGAGCATAGGCTAGGTTCATGCCAAGTGATCCAAGGTCACGACCTTCAACCCTCTCAGCATCAGCCAGGAGCCCCGTAACGCCCTGTCCAGCACGACCAGCAGCTAGAGTACTGCCCTGTGCTTGAAGGCG